GTTTGTTGACACATTCCGGGGCCGGAAACGAAAAATATACCAGCGTGCGTGCGAAAACTTGTTGCAGGGCAAGTTTAGCAAGAAATGCGCCAACGTTAAAGCCTTTGTAAAGTATGAGAAAACTGTAGTGAAAAATACACCTAATGTACCGAGAGTTGTATCCCCACGCGAACCAGAATATAACGTGGAACTTGGTAGGTACCTTAGGGTGATAGAGAATAAAATCTACAAAGCTCTGGGCGAGCTATATAATCATCCTACGGTCATTAAAGGAATGAATGCCGCGGATGCGGCAAGAACCCTCCATGAGAAATGGAGTGATTTTGTAGACCCAGTAGCAGTGGGACTTGATGCAGAAAGATTTGACCAACATGTAAGTCAAGATGCGTTAAAGTTCGAACATGGGTTCTACTTATATTGCTTTAAAATACTCAGGCACATGAAACAACTCAAACTCCTGCTTGATATGCAGTTGGAAAATATTTGCGTTGCTTATTGTGAAGATGGGAAAATCAAATACCGGGTAAAGGGAGGCAGGATGTCGGGGGACATGAACACAGGATTGGGAAACTGTCTATTAATGTGTCTCATGATCCGCCAACTGTCGATGAACTTGGGTATTCGTATTCATCTGGCTAATAATGGAGATGACTGTGTGGTTTTTATGGAACGTGCTGATTTGGGCAAGTTTATGGAAGCCGTACGGCCTTTCTTTTATAAGTTGGGGTTCAGCATGGCTGTCGAAACACCTGTTTACGAGTTTGAACAGATAGAGTTTTGCCAGACGCATCCGGTTAGAATTGGAAACGGACTACACGATTACATTATGGTACGCCACCCTAAGACCGCCATTGCTAAAGACACTATGTGTCTTAAGAATTGGTTGTCACCAAAGCTGCATAAAGGGTGGTTACATGCTGTAGGCACAGGAGGCTTGGCAATGACGGGAGGGATTCCGATATTCCAGGACTTCTATAGTAAATACATTGAGCATGGTGTGTTTTGGAAACATGCAGGTGATGTGCAGAGCTGGGGTGTTAGAACCTTAGGCAAGGGTATGGACCTTAAGTACAAAACAATAACAGCAGTGACCCGAGCAAGCTTTTATCTAGCTTTCGGTGTCACACCTGATGAACAATTGTGTATAGAGAAGTTTTATAGTGGGGTAAACATGAGTTGCATAGTACTCAACGGTCCAGTTGAGTTTCAACCTCTCATGCCGCTATAACCGGCTAGACCGCAATGTCTATAAACTACGCAAGACTGCGGGGTCTTTAAACTCGCATTGGGTCGCCGGTCTTAAAAGGACCAAAACGGTTTCCGTGCTAAACAAAATGCCGAGAGACTACACGGCTCCATCCTCAATGTGGATGCCGGCGATGTATAGTCCCGTTTTAACTCATGCGGTATCCAATACAATGAGAAATAAAAATAAAAATAAAACAAAAACTATAGGTATGCCAATACCCGCTCCCAAGCAAAAGAAGGC